ACAAGATACTTGCCATAACTAGCGGAAACCATGAAAAGAGGACGTATAACAAAGAGGGCATTGACCTAATGGAGATTGTTGCTCGTCAGATGGGCTTGTTTGACAGGTTCTCAAAAGCTGCAGTATTAATATTTTTAAGGTTCGGCTATAACAACAGACAACGAAAGATGGCTTACACAATATTTGCTAATCACGGTGCCGGCGGTGGAAGGAAAGAGGGTGCAAAGGCTATTAGGTTAGCGGACATGGCAAGCATAGTAGATGCTGACATTTACATACATTCGCATACACATTTACCAATGGTGATGAAACAGGCATTTTTCAGAATAGACATGCAAAACAGTGCAGTTGCAGTAACGGATAAATTATTCGTCAATACTGGCGCAACACTTAATTATGGCGGCTATGGTGAAGCGTTTGAATTTAAACCTGCGAGCAAAGACACACCAATTATCTATTTAGATGGCACAAAGAAACGAATGAAAGCGGAATTATAGGGAGCGGTGCTATTCCTGGCACGCAACATTACTTTTAAAGGCTATTACACGCGCTTTTAGGAATAGGGGAGGTTGATATGAACACTATACCAGTAGAAATTCAGAAAGTCATAGACAGAATGAAAGACGTTGACCCGCTAGACGATGTTTATAGTGAATTGCTAGAAAACCTTGCGGGGTTAGTTGAGATATATAACCAGATAGATTTAATTCAGAACGGCGAGAACGCCAGAGATAACAAATTATTACTGTTAGGAGTGTGACATGGATAGAAAACAAGTTCTTTTAGAGGCTGAAAAATGTGTCTGCCAAAGCAGGCAAGAAGAATACGGAGATTTAGAGGACAATTTCAGCAGGATAGCTGAATTTTGGAACATTTATATAGGTGATAAATCTAAGTTGGATTCAGACGACGTTGCTATTATGATGTGTCTTTTAAAAATAGCACGAATAGCAAGCGGTCAAACAAAAGCTGATAACTATATTGATCTAGCTGGTTATGCGGCTTGCGCTGGTGAAATAGCCACAAGGGGTGATTAAATGGGACGTCCTTTTAAGGCTGGCGCACAGAATTACAATTCGCCCGAAATGCGAGCGAAAAGAGAATTAGTATACTTAGTAGAGCAACGAGATGCGAACCAGTCATATTTAAGATACGTTGAAATAGTAAATACATCTGTAAATGAAGAATTAGACTTCAAAAGGGGCAGGCATATTGTATTTATCTGTAATAAGATACAGGAATTTATAGAAACCGATACCGGCAATCCTTACGACATAATGGTCGTAAACATGCCTCCGCAGCATGGGAAATCTATGAGTATTACAGAGGTATTACCTAGCTGGTTTTTAGGCAAATATCCAGACAAAACAGTGATAGCATTGGCGTACGGTGACGATTTAGCACAAAGATTCGGCAGAAGAAACAAAGAAAAGATAGAACAATACGGCAAAAGGTTGTTCGGTATAGAAATATCAAGCGAGAAATCGTCTAACATAGAATTTGAAATCAAGAACCATAAAGGCAGGATGAAATCATCTGGGATAATGGCGGGAGTTACTGGTAACCCAGCTAATTTAATGATTATAGACGATCCAGTCAAGACAAAAGAAGAAGCATATTCCGAGGCGTACCGTGAAAGGGTATGGGGTGAATGGCAGAACTCACTAAAAACAAGGCTTTCAAGTGGCGCAAAAGTCATTTTGGTAATGACTAGATGGCATGAGGATGATTTAGCCGGCAGAATACTTGAAACTGAAAAGAATGTAACGCATATAAATATACCTTGTGAGGCAGAAGAAGGCGACATATTAGGTCGTAAAGTAGGCGAGGGATTATTCCCCGAAATAGGCAAAGGCACCGAATGGAAAGACGAATTTAAAGCGTCTTACATAGTTAGCGAGGGCATGGACACATGGAACGCCCTATTTCAAGGTAGACCATCAGCGCAACAAGGTAACATATTTAAGCGTGATTGGTGGAAGAAATACGACACTTTACCGGCATTACATTTAATGATTCTATCCGTAGATGCCGCGTTTAAAGATAAATCAACATCGGACAAGGTAGCAATGACCGTATGGGGCAAAAACGGAACCAATGTATACCTAGTGGATTTACTCAATAAACAGTTGGGATTCGTTGAAACGCTAGACGCAATACGTAACTTCAAATCAAAATACCCGCAGATAAACATGATTCTCATAGAGGATAAGGCTAACGGCTCAGCCATCATCCAGACTCTAAGGCGTGAGATCATGGGGATTATACCGGTCGAACCATTAGGCAGTAAAGAGGCAAGAGCGAGAGCGGTTACTGCGTTTGTAGAGGCGGGTAACGTATGGCTACCAAAACATGAGGAATGGACGGAGGAATTTATAGACCAACACGCTAAGTTCCCTAAAGGGCGATATGATGATTTAGTCGATTCCACATCACAGGCACTTATAAGGCTGAAAGATTATATAGCTAACGCACCAGGTCGGCCGGAAAAGAAACCAGCATTTCGAATACTCGAAAAGAAAATAATCTCTTTCGTTGGCGGCAGACCGACAAAGGGGTTTATTAAATATTAGGAGGTTTATATGGATATAATCATAGCGGTAATAGTTGGGTTGTTCGTTTTCATTTGTACCGTACTTTCTTTCGGTTTAGGTGTAAAGTATGGCATGGCGATAAAAAATGGCTCACAGCCGAAAATAGAGCCTCTTAAACCTATCATAGAGCACAAGGAGCGCAAGGCAGAAAAGAAAAAGGCAGAGGAACAGATAAATGCATTCAAAAATCTAATGTCGTACAACGGTGAAACACAATGAAAGAGTGGATAAAACGATTTGTAACTATATTCCCGAAAGGAGGGATGTTTGGTGGAGAAAATACCAACCTTGGCATACAACCGCTATAGTGCAGGTTATTCGTATAATTTAAGATTGAATTATTACAACAAGATAACCGAAAACGAGAACATGGTAAACGGCGAGCAATGGGTAGGCGTCAATGCCGGAGATTTGCCGACGCCTGTATTTAACCTTGAAAAGCGTATCATGGACTACAAAATTGCATCTATCATGTCGCAGAAAGTGAGGGGAGTCTATTCAGTCGAGGGTGTTTCCGAGTACGATCTTTCTAAACTAGACGAGATTACACCAGAGATTGAAAAAGAACTGCAATTAAGCGAAGTCGCTAAACTTATGACCGGTAACGCGGAGATAATGTGGGAACGCCTTAAAATGGATTCCTTGTTAAGGGAAGCATTGAGGGATGGGTTCACTACTGGCGATATGTGCTGTTATACATACTGGGATCCGAACATTAGAACCGGACAGAAAAGCAAAGGCGATTTCGTATCGGAACTGGCATTCGGTGGTAACGTGTTTTTTGGGAACCCAAACGAGCGCAACATACAAAAACAGCCTTATGTCGTTGTTTTGATACGTGATACAGTCGAGAACCTAAAGGAAGAAGCGCGGGCAAACGGCAGAAGCGAAGAAGAAATAGAACTAATAACAGGTGACGATGATACCGATGCACAGGCAGGAAAATACGGCAAACAAGAACTAGAAAGCACAGACGAATTGACGAAAAAGACAAACGCTTTCTTAATGTTCTACAAAAAAGACGGAAAAGTAATGTGGAGCAAATCAACTAAGTTTGTAACCATCAAAGAGGACATTGACCTAGGCATCAGTCGTTACCCTATAGCATGGGCTAATTGGGATATAGTCAGAAATTCGTATCATGGCAAAGCGGAGTGTTCGGAGATTCATCCTAACCAGCGATTCATAAATAAAATGTTCGCTATGTGTATGATTTGGTTCATGTATAACGCGTTTGGGAAAATCGCCTATGACGCTACACGAATTTCAAGCTGGACCAATGAAATAGGCGTTGCTATTCCGGTACAAGGACAAGTAGATGGAGTAGTTCAACAGTTGGCAAGCGGTGATTTTAATAACGCGGTTTTATTGGTTATAGACTATGCCATAAAGTACACAAAGGACTTTTTGGGTGCAACAGACGCAGCACTTGGAGAAGTCAGAGCTGATAACACATCGGCTATAATCATGGTACAGAAAGCAAGCGCAATACCACTAGAGAATATCCAAAAAAGACTATATCAGTTCGTGGAGGATATCCTTCTTATATGGGCTGAATTTATGGTGAATAAATATGCAGAGGGCAGGAAAGTACCAGTCAAAGAAGATGGGCGCGTTGTATACAAACCGTTTACCCACGTTGACAAAGAACGCATGATAATGAACGTGCAAATAGAAGTCGGCGCATCTTCGTATTGGAACGAAACACTATCACAACAGTCACTCGACAAGCTACTAGACAGGGATAAGATTACATTAATCCAATGGCTAGAGCGCACAATGCCAGGCATGATTCCAAAAAAACAAGAACTGATAGACGAACTGAAAGCCATAGCAGAAAGCACACCAGACGAAACAGAACAAGCTGAAAGCTCACCACAATATGAAGCAATGGCACAGTTCTTTGAGTCGTTACCGCTGGACATACAAGATAAGTTACAGGCATTACCGCCTGAACAAATGGAAAATCAGTTAATGGCAATGATGCAACAATAAGTTATTTTGACCTAAGCAAGTCGTAAAAAGGCTATTTTTTTATGCCCCAACCACAGGGCGGGAGGATTTTATGGAAACTGAAAACATGGCACTCGAAACAACCGAACAAGTTACAGAACAAGCTACTGAACAAGTCACTGAACAAGTCACTGAACAAGTCGAGAGTACCGAACAGGCTCAACCACAAGCCACGATCAAACTGAATTATCTAGGCGAGGAAAAGGAAATAGACCTTGAAGAGGCTAAGATTCTAGCCCAAAAGGGAATGGACTATGACCGCCAAAAAGAGCGTTGGGAAGCCTTGAAACCAACCATAGACGAGATGAAAGACTTAGCTAAAGACTTCGGATTCATTGACAATGACGGACATGGCGATTATAAAGCATATTTACAAGCCGTCAAAGAAGCCAAGCGAGCCGAGGAAATAGAACAGTTAAGCCAACAGTCAGCACTACCTAAAGAACTAGCCGAAGAACTGTACTTATTAAGACAGGAACGGCAACAGAGAGAGATAGAAAAACAGCAAATGGCGGAACAATACAGAATCGAGCAAGAGAACCTCGATTTTTTAAATTACTTCAAAGAAGTAAATGGGAGACCCTTTGATGAAACGGATAACATTCCGCAGGAAGTTATACTGGCTAATCAAAAAGGAATACCCCTCAAATACGCATATGCTGAATATCTCTCCAAACAGCTTTTAAGCGACAAGAAAATTGAAGAAACCAATCAATCCAATGCCGCAAGTTCAACAGGAAGTGTAAATGGTCAAGGTGCCAGCGTCGAGAAAGAATTTTACACATCAGAAGAAGTTGACAAATTAACAGACGAAGATTACGAGCGAAACCCTAAACTTTGGGATATTGTTCGTAAATCAATGTTGAAATGGTAAAGGAGTGATTTATAAATGGCATACGCAAATTTTAAACAAACATTTTGGTCTAAGCACATACAGCACGAACTAGAAAAAAGAACGATTTTAGCCTCATTTTGCAATAGAGAATTTGAGGGTGAGGCGAAACATGGAAACCAGGTAAAAATCCTGGGAGTTGGCAGACCGTCAATCGGTAATTATACAGGCGCGGACATCGGAACGCCGGAAGTCGTAGAGGATTCTAGCGTAATGTTGACAATCGACAAAGCGAAGTATTTTAACTTCATGGTCGATGATGTTGACAAGGCACAGTCAGTACCCGGCTTGATGGAGGCTCTTATGCAGGAGGCCACAAGAGCAATGGCATTACAGATAGACAGCGATATCGCTGAAATTGGCGGTAAGGGCGCAGGCACAACTTCTACTACTACCGTGATTAAAACCGCAGCAGCAGCAAAGACGGCAATAGACGCCGGCATTCTCACATTAAGAGAGAATGACGTACAGATAGACGATGAGGTTGTAATGGAGCTACCGCCTTTCGTATATCAGCTATTAAAGGATAAGTACATAGAACTTGATACCGCTAATAGCGAAATGATGAAAAAGGGAATCGTAGGATTCTATGATAATGTAAGGGTTAGAGTGTCAAACAATCTCTACAATGACGGAACAGACTACTACTGCATGATTCGTACAAAGAAAGCTATTGCATACGTCAACCAGATTGACAAGGTAGAACCATATAGACCGGATGGGTTGTTCTCTGATGCGATTAAAGGCTTAAACGTATACGGCGCAAAAGTAGTTAGACCTAAAGAACTATACGTTATAAAGGCTCATAAATAGTTGAAAGGAGTGATATAGAATGACAGTAGAAGCAGTAACAAGCGCAGAGTGCAAAAGAAATTCAGCCGTTGCGATGGGTACTTTCGTACAGATCCCGACTAACGATTACGCAGCAGTAGACTGCACAAAGGCAGACCAGAACATTGCTATTCATATTAAAAATTCAATTACAAATGCAACACACACCGCAGTAATCGCACAAGGTGATGGACTACAGGGGGTAGCAGACCTTGAAATTACTATTGAGGCATCAAGCGAAGTAGTAGCAGTAGTTGAGAGTGGCGCATACAAGCAGATGTCCGGCGATAATAAGGGCAAAATCCTCATTAAAGACAAAACGACAACCAACACAAACGCATTACAGGTCGCAGCAGTAGTATTACCATAAGGGGGCGCAAGCCCCTTTTATCGTGTTAATAGACAAGGTGAGGGCGGTACTCACGAACACGCAGGGAGGTAAATTATGAAGATATTATTTGCTATTCCAACTTCAAGGGACATAGAGATACAATGTGCAGCGTCAATAATAGGAATGGAGAGAGAAGGAAAGATAGGCGTGTTTTGTCCGCAAACGTATAGGATAGACGATTCTCGTAACCAGATAGTAGAACATGCTTTAGAGGTGGGATATGACTATATCATGTGGATTGATTCGGACATGATATTACCGAAAGATACGCTAATAAAATTACTATCCCATGATAAAGACATTGTTTCTGGTGTTTACACACATAAGCTGATAGGCGGCAAAGACGCAGTAGCTAAACGCTACAAAAAAGACGAAGAAGATATATACGAGGATATACCGCTGAAAGAGATCACAGCAAAAGAACAGCTAATAGAAATAGATGGTGTAGGGTTTGGATGCGTCCTAACTAAGGTTGATGTGTTTAGGAATATAGAGAAACCTTATTTTGTTTATAAGCCGGATTTCGGTGAGGATATTTACTTTTGCCGTAAGGCGCAAGAGAAGGGATATAAAATATTTCTTGATACCTCAATACTTTGCGGCCACATAGGCACAGTAAATTTCAATATAAGGAAGGAGTGAAGTTATGACGGCAAATGACATATATGAAGCGGCGATCGCATTAATAGATGAAATTGATCCCGATACTGGGCTAGTAAGTGCTGACACAACGGAAGATTATAAGGCACGTGCGCCGTATCTTATCGACATTTTACAAAAAGAACTTGCCAAAACAAGTAAATATGAAAAACTGTACGAATTTAAATATACCCCTTCCGACAAAGAATGGGTAAAAATTGACCTACCGAGTGACTTTGATACTATATCGAAAATCACAATAGACGGTAACCCAAGTCAAAGGATTTCATACCAATTAGAGAACAAGTCTATCTATATCAAATACAGTGACGCTGCAACATTTAATATTCTCTATAATGCTATACCTCCGACGGTAACGTCACTTGATGATGAATTAGTATTAACTGATCTATCTGCCATGCCTTACGGACTCGCCAAAAAGTTTGTAGAAGTCGAGCAAAATGATTTCCTGGTCGGTATATTCAGTAAAGAGTATGACAGGCAAAGAATAATTTCCGCAGCGAAAAACCCTGCAAGTATCGAGAAAATGATTAACGTATACGGTGGGATTTAAGGGGTGACAATATGGCGAAAGAAATAACCCTAAAAATAGATAAATTCCTCGGTATAAGAAACGATGGGAGCGGGGAAACCAACCTAAAAAAAGGCGAATTATCGCAAATGCAGAACTTCAAAATAGCCGAGGGATATAAAGCCGTAAAAAGGAGAGGCTATACCCAAGTGTTGCAAGAAGCGTTTGCAACTCCTATAGATGGCGTATGGTACGGTAAAATAAAGGGCAATTTTTATTTAGTAGTAGCAACAGACGGGAAATTTTACATAGTCAATGAAGATGGCACAACAACATTAATCGGCACTATGACAAAAGGAAAGGCTAATTTTTTCACGTTCAATGATGCGCTTTACGTTCAGAACGGGACGGATTATAAAAAGTTTACCGCAGAAACGGAAGAAGTTCCCGTATCTGATAAATTGTTTGAGTCAACTTCATACGCAGGTACATACCCAGCAACCGTAACAGTAACTAAAGACGGATATTATACTGTTACATTGAAAGGTGGCAAAGGCGCGAATAACGGACAAGCACAAGGCGGCAAAGGCGGTACGTTAAGATTTAGAATGCCACTATCCGTAAATGACGTATTGGAGATTTCTAAGGTAGACGGGTCCGGTAAAGGCATCAAACTTAAAAAGAACGGTACTACAATAGCCGTAGTCGGTGGTGGCGGTCAAGCAGGTGTAGGTTTTTATTTTGAACCCGGTGCTGATGAAACTTATTATTATAAGGGCGGTGACGGCGGCTCTAGTGTAGGTGAAAATGGTACTACTAATATAGGAATGACAACCGCAGGAAAAGGCGCAAACGGTTCAGCGGGCGGTGAGGTAGGCGGCAAAAATGCGCCGGATGGTTCTGGTGGCACAGCGCCTAATGGAACTACTGGCGGTGGCGGTTATGCTGGCGGTGGCGGCGGAACAAGTTCGTATACGAGTCCGTATTTACAGGGTACAGCATCAGCCGGCGGTGGTTCGTCATATTTGATAAGCACACTAACAGCGATAGAAAACAGCAGGGGAACGAATGACGGTGCAGAATACGCGTTGGTTACAATGACAGAAGAACTTTATTATGGGTTTGTTGATGTGGCAGGCTATGTACCGATTGTAGCGGTTTCAACTAAACCGGACGGCTCAAGCGCTACTATGTACGAGGGCATAAATGCGCTCACAGGCAAGAAAAGAATGAGATTCAATGGCGACAGTTCAAGCGCGACGTTTCAACTTTTAGAAAAGGGCGTAACAAGCATAGACAGCGTTAAGGTTGGCGGGGTAGAGAAAACGGTCAACACACATTATGCAGTAAACCTAACCAACGGAACAGTGACGTTTATAGAAGGTAACATCCCTCCTACTGGTATAGATAATGTCGAGATACAGTGGACTAAAGGCGAGGGTGACAGAAGTAAAGTAACTCAATACACAAACGCTAAACTCTATGGTGGTAAAAACGACAATAGAGTATTTTTATATGGTGTTGGCAACAGGCTGATATTCAGCGGATTAGCAGACGGTATTCCAAGTGCAGAGTATTTTCCCGTATTGAATTACATGGACGTTGGCTCAACACAATATGACATTATGGATTTATCCGTACAGTACGATAGAATGATAATCCATAAAGAAAAAGGCTCATGGTGGACTCAATATAGCTTTGACGAAAGCTTGGGCGTGTCGTTCCCAGTTTACCCATTGAATGACACTATAGGAAGTACAGCAAAAGGACAATCGCAGATTGTATTAAACAATCCGCATGTAGTGTTCGGTAACAAAGTTTACCAATTCGTAGCATCTAATGTACGTGACGAGCGAAATGTTAAAACCGTATCGGACAGAGTACAACCTTTACTGAACGAGTTAGATTTATCCGATTGCATAACCTTCGATAATGAGAGTGATGGCGAATACTGGATAATCATTCAGAACAGGGTTTATATCCTCAATTATAAGCTAGACGTTTGGTATTACTACTTCCTAGCAGATACCGTAACAGCGATAGTCAAGACTGATTTAGGGCTGTTATTCGGCACAGATAAAGGGCAATTAATGAGGTTTGATGATAGCTTGACAGACAACGGGGAACTTATAAACGCTTTCATGGAGACGGGATGGCTAGATTACGGATATCCTGATATGCGTAAATTCCTCAATTTCATGTGGGTACAAATCTTGCCGGAGGGCAACACAAGCGCCGATATTTATTACCAAGTTGATAGATGGATACCGATTGAGATGGAAGGCATACTTTACAACGTGTTGAAGATGCCTAAATTATCCAGACAGATAGATTGTGACAATATGGATTTTGGGAACGTGAATTTTGCGGATTTCTCGTTCATTACGAATTATAATCCGAAGTCTTTTAGGTTAAAACCTAAAGCCAAGAAATTTGTTTACATCAAATTTACGTTTGCTAATAACGAAGATACAAGTTTAACTATACTAGGGTTCAAAGCATCGGCATTATTAGGCGGTCGGTCTAAATAAGGAGGGGGTGAGCATGTGGCTTTCATACGCTTAGAAAAAGATATGGCGAATATAAGCAAACTATCAGATAGACCGAACCAAAACGATGGGTTAAGTTCAGCACAACTTAAATCTAGGTTCGATTTGGCGTCAAACGACATAAAAACATATATAAACGAGACTCTCATCCCCGCGCTTGAATCGTTAAATTTATCAGAAGTTCCTCATTCTACAGATATACTAGGGCTAAGGGTAAATGCAGACAGTATGATCGAGGTCACTCTTGACGGTGAAAACTGGCAGACTACCGGCTCGCGCGGTCATACTATTTTAGACAAAAACAATAATATTTTACCGCAACGCGCAACTCTTAAATTTACAAATAGCACAGTCACGGATGATGGCGAAGTAACGATTGTAGAGGGCGTAAAGGGTGATAAGGGCGAAAGCTTACAGTTTATTTGGGATGGAACACGGCTAGGAATCAAAAGAGAAGATGAACTTGTTTACTCTTACTCAAATTTAGAAGGGCCACAAGGACCGCAGGGACCGGAAGGACCACAGGGACCAGAAGGGCCTCAAGGTCCACAGGGACCACAAGGACCACAGGGACCGGAAGGACCACAAGGTCCACAGGGACCGGAAGGACCACAAGGTACACCAGGAACAAATCTAAATCTTAAAGTAAGCAGACAATACGATACTTACGAAGATTTACCAACGAATCCAGACATAGGCTATATGTGTCTTGTCGGGTCAGACTTGTATATATTTGCTGATAATGGATGGGTAAACGCTGGGAAACTAACAGATATAGACCTTGACATTTATACAAATATAGACGGAGGATTGTTTACAGACGAATACGGAGTAATCATTGGTGAATCGGCATTAGAAGCATTACAAGACCATACCACAGATGATGATACTCATGCAAACTTAATAATTGATGGAACGGAGGTATAATTATGAAAATTAAATTAAAGAGAGGGCTTAGCAGTAATATAACTGCGCTCAGCTTAGACCAGGGTGAGCCTGCATTTTGTACGGACACAGGAAAATTATATGTTGGAGATGGCACGCAAAATATCCTTATTAATCCAGATGGTGGAATAGCAACAGAAGCCGCCAAGTTATCTGTGGCAAGGAAAATATCATTGAGTGGCGATGCTTCTGGTAACGTTAGTTTTGACGGCAGTGCAGATGTAACTTTAAGCGTAACCGTTGCTGACGATAGTCACAATCATGTTATTTCTAATATTGACGGCTTACAAACAGCACTAGATGGAAAGTTGTCGACATCGTTAAAAGGTGCTAATAACGGTCTTGCTGAATTAGATGCAAGCGGTAAAATCCCAACGAATCAATTACCCTCTTTTGTGGATGATGTACTAGAATTTGAAAGTCAAAGTAATTTCCCTGCTACTGGCGAATCTGGAAAGATATATATTGCTATTGATACAGGGAAAACATATCGCTGGTCTGGTAGTACATATGTAGTGATAAGTGAAACGATTACATTAGGAGAAACTTCTACTACTGCGTATCGTGGCGACTATGGAAAAATAGCTTACACTCACTCACAAACAGCACATGCACCAGCAGACGCTACCAAAAATGATACAGACGCTAATTTAAAGAATAGGGCAAACCACACAGGAACACAGCTTGCAAGTACAATTTCAGATTTCGCCGATACTGTTAGGGGTGTTGTTTTAACAGGACTTTCAACGGCAACTTCTACTGTAATATCCGCAACAGACACTATTCTTGTTGCACTAGGCAAGTTGCAAGGTCAAATTAGCTTAAAGGCGAACACGGCATCTCCTACATTTACAGGTACGCCAAAAACCACAACAGCTCCTAAAGGCACTAACACAACACAGATAGCGTCAACGGCTTATGTTATGACTGCGCTTGGAGATTATTTAAAAACAACAGACACGATAGATGGCGGCACATTTTAAGGGGTGATGATATGGCTCATAAAATACAAATAAAACGAGGCAATAAGGCAGACCTCCCCGTATTAAATGATGGCGAACTTGGGTTATGCTTAGACACAAACGAGTTATTTATAGGAAACGATGGCAATCAAAAGATATTCCCACCAACAGCACCGACAATATCCGATGTTGAGGGTTTACAAACAGCATTAGACGGGAAAGTAGACAACAGTAGGGTCTTGACTGATGTTCCCGCAAATGCAAAGTTTACCGATACTGTTTATACACATCCTGCCACTCATAGCGCAGATATGATTGTTGACGGCACAACCAACAAAGCTTACACAGCAACGGAAAAGAATAAACTGGCAGGGATAGAGACAGGGGCAAATAAAACTACTATAGCCAACAACCTCACCGAAACCGTAACAGGCAAGGCTCTGGATGCAACACAAGGCAAAGCGCTTGCCGAACAAATCAGCACTCATACAGAAAATACATTAAACCCACATGCAGTTACAAAATCACAGATTGGGCTTGGTAATGTAGACAATGTGAAACAAATGCCCATCGCTGGCGGCACATTTACGGGCGTTGCCAAAGCGCAGAGTAACACGTCCTATACCACAAGACAATTAAGAAATGTAATCATGTCCACATCCAACCCATCTGGCGGTATTAATGGTGACATTTGGATTAAATATACATAAGGGGGTGAGGATGTGGCTCAACTTCTATCGAATCTACCAGTAGGTGCGAAAGTTAAGTTTGGTAATCACAAAGTAAATACAGAAGCCGCTATGCCGATAATTTGGACTATTGTGGCGAAAAATCATCCGGGTTATCCTACCAACGCAGTAACTTTACACGCTGAAAAAATCATAGATTTGCGTTGTTTCGATGCGAGAGAACCCAATAACACTAATAGCAACAGAAAACTCGTTGGTAATAACCGTTATTCCGTATCTAATATCGACCAATGGCTAAATAAAGATTCGGCGGCGGGCGCTTGGTATGTCGCACAACATACTTACGACCAAGCTCCTAATGCTGGTAATGTGGATTACAACACGCCATACGATACTCGTCCGGGGTTTCTAAATCATTTTAGTACGGAAGAAAAGAATGCGATTTTATCTACTCCTTTGAGAGTTGTTAAACCTTCGGTCGATGGTGGTGGGTATGAGGACATTACCCGGAAAGTATTCCTCCCCTCTACTACCGAAGTCGGCTTGGCTAACGAAGGTGGTACGGCAGAAGGAACAGCATGGGGATTTTATACAAGCGATGCTGCTCGTATTGCGTATCCAACCGCACAGGTTGTCAATAATACTCTATCAAGCTCTAAACCTGCTATCGGTTTCGCTTGGTATTGGTGGTTGAGAACGCCGCGCTCCTCGAACCCTAGCCACGCTCGCTTTGTCAACAGGGACGGTGTACTGAGCTACAGCAATGTTCTCCAGGGTGACTACGGCGTTCGTCCCGCTTTGAATCTTATATCTTCCCTCTTGGTATCTGATACCACCGATGCCGATGGTTGCTATACCTTCGTGTGGTGGAGTCCGCCTGACGTAAAAGTGAAGGTAGGCGGAGTATGGCGAGATTATAGTGACGGTTTGGTTAAGATAGGTGGTACTTGGAGGAAAATTGACGAAATACACACTAAAATTAATGGAGCTTGGAGAAAATCATAGGAGGTCAATATGATGAAAATTTTAATCAATGGAACAGAGCTAACAGGTGAAGTTTTTGGTAGTAGAGAGTTTGTCCAGAATGCTCATCGTGACACACTAACATTAAAAACTGATGCAACAGGAAGTTTTGATACTTTCCTGGCACAGTTATCTGACACAAACGAAATCGTAATTACAGAAACAAAGATGGTATATGAATATGACGAGAATGGTGAACCGATTGAGAAGGAAAACACCGAAACTTCGATATATACTGATTACTCAATCATTTTCAAGCGAGCTATTGAGAATGAATTAGTAACACCTGAAACACCTGATGCCCCGGCGGTTTATAAGGACGTATATGTTGTTGGTTTGGCTCAAAAAACATATTTAGAAAAACAGATTGAGACGTTACAACAGTTACTGAATCCATAGAAGGGGCCGAAGGGCTTCAGTCTAAAGGTTTAGAGGTTTATGTAGAATAGAAGGTGAAATTGTGAATAGAGTGCAAGAACAAAACGAATATTGTGGTGTAACTAAATGGCACGAAGCTGGATACACGGGTAAAGGTATTAACGTAATGAACCTAGAAACGCCCGGTGGTCATGGTTCGGCTTGCTCACAAAGAGTTAAAGATGCAGCGCCCGATGCGACAGTTTACGAAACAGGGTTAAGCGGCAGAACGGAAAACGGAATTTATAAAAGAGTACAAGATTAGACTTGTTATCCGTAGCACAGGCGGGAGGGTTAAAGACGAGATTAAAAGTGCGTTTTGGCAAAGGTTAATAGATAAATATAATGTTATTCTTGTTACACCAGTTGGCAATGAAGGTGTTGAAAGAATTACATCAGCTTTCCCTAAAAGTGTAGCTATTTATGTCGGCGCGTGTGGGTTGTCTGATTCGGGAGTTGTGAAGGTTCAAAACTATTCAGGCAGAGGCGAAGAAGTAGATTTTGTAAATTTCACTGGTTTTTTAAATGGGACAAGTTTTGCCGCACCATATACGGCTGGAATGATCGCCTTATTATTACAGAAAAACCCTAATATGACATGGTTAGAAGCGAAAGAATATCTGAAGATGCACAGCAAAGACTTAGAAACAGACGGTCACGATATAAACACAGGATGGGGGGTACCGATTATGGGTAAACCGGAAACAATGATAACAATGTGGATAGGCAAAGATTATATGTCAGTAGATGGCAGACAGGTAACACTAGACCAAGCACCGCAGATAGTCAAGGAAACAGGTAGAACCCTGGTTCCTGTTAGAGCAATAGCCGAAGCGTTTGGTGCAAAAGTAGAGTGGGATGAAAAAGCAAAGAAGATAACGATAGTGAGGTGACGGAATGATAAGTCCATATAAAGGCAGATTCAAGGTTACGCAAGTCTACAAAGGCGCAACGCATAAAGGCATGGACTTAGTGGGCTTAGACGATAAGAACATATACAGTACGGTCAATGGAACCGTAGAAACAGCATGGTGGGATTCCCATCCAACAGGAGGAATGGGGCAATATGTACGAATCAAAAGCAGTGATGATTATTACTGCTATTATTTTGCTCATTTAAGCAAGGTTTTTGTAAAGGCAGGGCAAACGGTCAAGCGGGGTGATTTAATCGGTGTAGAGGGTTCCACAGGGCATAGTACAGGCTCTCATTTACATTATGAAGTGAGGAGCGAACCGGATAATACAAAGTATCTCGATGTGTCAAAAATAAGCGGAATACCTAACAGACTGGGGGTTGTCGAAATGACGGTAGACGAAGCCAAGAAGATTGTAAAAGACAAGGCAGGGCTAGACGATAAGACGATTGATTATCTAGCTAATGATTACAAGTACGGGAAGGAATTAATCATTAAACTAGCAAAAGCAATGACTTAAAGGAGGTGATCCTACATCTAGCCGTACCACGTTGGGCGGTTTTCTTTTGTTTGTTTGGAGGTGGAAATGAAAGAATTAAAGAAATTAATTGATGTAAAAAGCATCGTTACTATATTACTTACCGGGGTATTTGCGTATTTGTCTATTACAAAGTACATATCGGGCGAGGATTTTAAGCTGGTATTCGTAATGATTATGACATATTACTTCACTCGCAAGAACAAGGAGGGCTAGATATGGAAGATTACGCTCTCAATTGGCAGATAGTGCTAGTAATTGTGTTCCTAATTGGCGCATTAGCAACAATAATTAAGCCGATTATTGATTTAAACGTGACGATTAGAACGCTTGATTTGACCCTGGAGAACATGCAAAAAGAACTTTGCAAAAGCGGTACAGAAAATGAGAAAGAACACGAAGAATTTGCAGAACGGCTTGACGAGCATGGCAATAAATTAAATGAGCATGACAAAAGTATTCACGAAT